TGGTGGTTTAGATGTATATGAACAACCTATTAAAGGTAATACATATGTTTGTACCGTTGACGTAGCAAGAGGTGTACAAAAAGATTACTCGGCTTTTGTGATGTTAGACGTTAGTAAAATGCCATATAAAATTGTGGCCAAATATAGAAACAATGATATTAAACCTTTACTATTTCCTCATACAATTGATAAAGTTGCAAAGGCTTATAATCACGCACACATAATGGTAGAGACAAATGATTTAGGTCAACAAATTGCAGAGGCATTACAATTTGAATTAGAGTATGATAATCTATTGATGACGACACAAAGAGGCCGTGCTGGTCAAATATTAGGTGCCGGATTTAGTGGTAGAGGTTCTGGTTTTGGTGTTAAGATGACTAAACAAATTAAAAAGATTGGTTGTTCTAATATTAAGACGTTAGTTGAGAGTGATAAAATACTAATTAATGATTTTAACATCATTGAAGAAATGTCAACCTTTATCAGAAAAGGTCAATCTTGGCAGGCTGAAGAAGGTAATAATGACGATTTAATGATGTGTCTAGTAGTATTTGGTTGGTTGTCTAATCAACCATTTTTCAAAGAAATGACCGATACTAATGCAAGACAAATGTTATATGAAGAACAACAAGCATTAATTGAGCAAGATATGTCGCCTTTTGGCTTTGTAGATGACGGTATTCCAGACCACGAAAAGGTAGAGGTAGACGAATACGGAACGGTATGGCATCCAGTAGTACGTAAGGGTCTCTAATTGCTGGGTATTATAAATATCAGTAGAGTATGACTTTTGACTATGGGCGTATGAATAATACGAGTTTTGAGGTAAATGAATAAAAATAATTTGCAAATTAAGAAGGAGAAACCCTAATGGCATTTCAAGTATCACCAGGTGTTCTCGTACAGGAAAAAGACTTAACAAGAATTATACCTGCTGTTTCAACTTCAATTGGAGCTTTTGCTGGAACTTTCACAAAAGGACCATTGGATGAAGTAGTAAGTATTTCTAGTGAGCAAGAACTTGTATCAACGTTCGGTAAACCTAATAATTCCAACTTTGAGGATTTTTTTAGTGCTGCCAACTTTTTACAATATTCTAATGCTTTAAGAGTTGTACGTGTACAGAATTCATCTGTATCAAACGCAACCCAATCAGGTTCAGCGTTTGTAATAAAGAATACTACTGACTACACAGATAATTATGCTGACGGTTCGGCTTCTGTTGGTTTGTGGGCAGCTAGAACAGCTGGCGCATTTGGAAATTCTTTAAGTATTTCCACTTGTCCATCTGCTACTGCTTACGAAGAAGTAAACAAAACTACGGTAAACGATTCAGCTACAGCTGTTGGCGATACGGTGGTCACGGTGACTTCAGGCAACGGAATTGAATCTGGCGACATAGTTAATTTTGGTGGTGAGTATGAGTACAGAGTAATTAGTGTGGCAACTAACGATATAACTATTGTTAGAAAAGAAGAGCCACAATATTTTACAGCGTCTGATTCTTCAGGCTTACACGAAGCACTAACAGACGGTGCTAACGTAAGAAGAAGATGGAGATATTACGAACTATTTGACAAAACGCCAGGAACTTCACCATATGCGACAGCAAAAGGTGGTTCTAATGACGAATTGCACGTAGTAGTAATTGACGAAGACGGAGAAATTACAGGAACTAAAGGCGAAGTTTTAGAAAAATTTGAAGCAGTTTCAAAAGCTTCAGACGCTAAAACAGCTCAAGGTTCTGTAAACTACTATCCAGACGTAATTTATAAATCATCTAACTACATCTACTGGATGGACCACAATCCTTCAGGTTCAAACTGGGGTAGCACAGCTTCAGGAACAACGTTTACAGACGTAACCAATGTTTCTAATGTATCGCTACAATCTGGTTCTGACGGAACTACAGCAACAACTGGACAAGTTAAAACTGCTTACGAAAAATTTGCAGACGCTGAAACGGTTGATGTTGGTCTTATCATAGCAGGTAAAGGTGACGCTACACACATTGGTAACTTAATCACGATTGCAGAAAACAGAAAAGACGCTGTTGTATTTGCAAGTCCTGAAAGAAGTGATGTTGTAGGTGTTGCTAACTCAAACACACAAAAGAGCAATGTTATATCTTTCTTTCAAGGTATACAATCATCATCTTACGTAGTGTTTGATAGTGGTTACAAATATATGTATGACAGATATTCTGACATTTACAGATTTGTACCATTAAACGGAGACACAGCAGGTCTTTCAGCGAGAACTGACCTTATTGCAGACGCTTGGTATTCACCAGCAGGCTTCAATAGAGGTATAATCAGAGGCGCTGTTAAACTTGCATTTAATCCAACTAAATCTCAAAGAGACGAATTGTACAGAGCAAGAGTAAATCCTGTGGCAACATTCCCAGGACAAGGTACGGTTCTTTTCGGTGACAAAACTGGATTAACTGCTCCAAGTGCTTTTGATAGAATCAATGTAAGAAGATTGTTCATCACTTTAGAGAAGGCAATTGCGACTGCTTCTAAATTCCAACTTTTTGAATTCAATGATGAATTTACTAGAGCGAACTTTAGAAACATTGTAGAGCCTTTTTTAAGAGAAGTACAAGGTAGAAGAGGTATCACGGACTTTTTAGTAGTTTGTGATGAAACTAACAACACAGGCGAAGTAATTGATAGAAATGAATTTATTGCTGAAATCTTTGTGAAACCAGCAAGAAGTATCAACTTTATCACATTACAATTTATCGCAACACGAACTGGCGTCTCATTTGACGAAGTTGCAGGTTAAGGGAGGAATAGAAAATGGCAAACATTAACGATTTCAAAGCTAAACTTGCAGGCGGTGGCGCAAGAGCCAATCAGTTTAAGGTAACAATGCCTTTTCCTGGTTATGCTCAAGTTGGTGGAGAGATAGAAGACCTAGCATTTTTATGTAGAGCAACTGCTCTTCCAGGTATGACCGTTCCGGCGTTCAACGTACCTTTTAGAGGCAGAGCTATTAAAATTGCTGGTGATAGAACAATTGAAGATTGGAATGTTACCGTATATAACGATACAGATTTCAAATTAAGAAACGCATTTGAAAGATGGTCTAACGGTATCAATAATATGACAGATAACGAAGGCTTGACTAATCCAGCAGATTATCAAGTTGACGCATTTGTTGACCAATTGGATAGAAACGGTGCAACGATTAAGTCTTACACTTTAAGAGGTGTATTTCCTACAACGATTGCTCCTATTGAATTGACGTATGATGAAGCTACAGCGATTGAAGAATTTGCTGTTACCTTCTCATATCAATACTTTGAAACAAACACTACTACCTAATACATAAATAGTAGGTAGTAAACAAAGGATTATTATTATGGCAGATTTATTTGGATTTTCTATCACACGGAAGAAAAAGCCGCAGGATCCAAAACAAAGCTTTACTACACCACAAGCGGATGACGGAACACAAACCGTCGCCGCTGGTGGTTATTTTGGTCAGTACCTTGATATGGAAGGTACTGCTAAGAACGAGCAGGAATTAATTAGAAGATATAGAGAGATTGCTTTACACCCCGAGTGTGATATGGCAGTTGAAGATATTATTAATGAAGCTATCGTTGCCAATGAATTAAAAGACGCAGTAAAGCTGGATTTAAGTGGTGTAGAGTACGGTGTAGAAATTAAGAAAAAGATTGATACAGAATTTAGAGAAGTATTAAGGTTGATGAACTTTGGTACTAGAGGTCACGACATCTTTAGAAGATGGTATGTTGATGGTAGAATTTATTATCATAAAATTATTGATAGAGAATCACCAATCAAAGGTATTACAGAGCTAAGATACATTGACCCACGTAAAATCAAAAAGATTAGAGAGATTAGGAAGAAGCGTCCAGACGGTCCTACACCTTATGGATTGACGGTTGTTGATGAGTTTGAAGAATACTACATCTACAACGAAAAAGGCGTTTCAAACACTACTTCAGGTGGTATCAAGATTGCTTCAGACACAATCGCATTTTGTCCGTCTGGTATAATTGACCAAAACAAGAATATTGTTTTATCATATTTACACAAAGCAATTAAGCCTATCAATCAATTAAGAATGATTGAAGACGCTTCTGTTATTTACAGAATTGCTAGAGCACCTGAAAGAAGAATTTTTAAGATTGATGTAGGTAATTTACCTAAAGCAAAAGCTGAACAATATCTACGAGACGTTATGGCAAGATATAGAAACAAACTTGTTTATGACGCAAGCACAGGTGAAATTAGAGACGACAGAAACTATATGTCTATGTTGGAAGATTTCTGGTTGCCAAGTAGAGAAGGTGGTAGAGGCACACAAATAGATACTTTACCAGGTGGTCAGAATTTAGGTGAGATTGCTGACATTGAGTATTTTAGAGCGAAACTATATCGTTCTTTAAACGTTCCTGTGAGTAGATTAGAAGGCTCGCAAGGATTTAATTTAGGCCGTTCAACTGAAATTACAAGAGACGAATTGAAGTTTACAAAATTTGTACAAAGATTAAGAA